AAGTGGGTAACTATGCATTAGTGGATAGATTAAAGCTGTAAGAAAAGGCCGGAGATTTACCATCCCGGCAACGTGGTAACTTCAATCTATTCACTAGTGGAAATGTCGATGACGGTCTTTTAAGTCCCCTTGGTGAGAACTACTTTGCCGTCATCGCATTGATTACAAAGGGTTTTTTAAAACGCCTTTATTCTTTACTTGGTACGTTTGGAGGCAGTGTGCCACGTACCACGCCACAAAATACCCGCGAAGATATTTTTAAGCGGCGAACTTTTTAATCACGTCTAGCTCTTCCGGCGAGAGGCTGGAAAGCATTTCTTTGAGGGCTTCCAAGCGGCTTGGCTGGGAAGGCTTAGGCTTATTTTCCATACGCTGAATTGCGCCGTCCAGATCATCACTGAACAAGTGAATGTAGCGCTGGGTGACCGTCATAGTTGAGTGACCGGCAAGCTTCTGGATGACTGCCGCGTTCTCTCCCTTGGAAGCGAGACGTGAACAAAACTCGTGACGCATCACATGAGGAACGAATTGTTTGTCATGTTCCAGACCGAGAGTTTCGGACATGCGGCCCCAGTAGTGTGCAACCTGATTCTTGTTCAAGTTTGGAAACACTTCACGACCGGCCAGCTCATCCCTACGGCGCACCAAGATTGCTTTAGCGCGTTCCGTGAGGGGCACTGTGCGGCTCTTCCCTGACTTGCTGCGCTGACCGGCTGCACCAGCTCCCCAAACCGTCACACGACCATCTTGAGCATCGTCGTGATTAAGCGCTAGGACTTCCCCTTGGCGCATTCCGGTATCGACCGAGAGAATCACATAGTCCTGCATGTCCTGATGCGAAATTCGCTCAAAGAATGCCAAGACCAGTTTTTCTTCCTTATCGGTGAAGCGTCTAACGCGATGTTCGCTTTCCTTGTAACGCGCAAATTTAGGCTTGCGGTCAACAATTCCCAGCTCTTCGGCCTCCGTCATTGAACGCGAGAGCGCCGCAATCTTGCGGTTAACAGTGCCCGGAGCATTTCCATCAGCGAGCAAACGTGCCCTCGCCTTGTCAATGTCAGACTTAGTGAGCTTGGCGATAGGAAGGTTTGAGCCAATGATCGAAATGATCGACTGGGCATTAATGAGCTGCTTGTCGCCTGACGGCATCGGTGCCCAGTGAGTATCGTAGACGTACTGCACAAGCTCAGCGAGAGTAAACGGCAAATCGCCTTTCCTCTTCACAACGCGCTCACCCATATCGATAGGCTCGCCTTTAATAAGCTTGGTTTGTGTCTCCAGCTCCCACAGACTTGCTTCCTGCTCATTGGTGAAGCTTCGCCTGTATCTCTTCCCCTTAAAATTGACAGTCCCTTCCCAAGAAGAACCCCTTGGTTTTGCCATTGAAATAGCTCCTGTTTGTTGCTATGGACGCGGAAAGCCAATCACTGCCCGCATGGTGAAACTGGTAAACACTGCGGACTTAAAATCCGCCGCCCGTTTGGGCTTGCCGGTTCAAGTCCGGCTGCGGGCACCATCAAACTGGCGATGTTTTCCCGCGTGTAGTCTTAGGTGCTTCGGATGCTGCCGCTGCTGCTTCCTCATGCATTCGCTCAATCTCAAGGCGAGCATCTGTTTCTTTATCGATTGAATAATCAGGATTGATTGTCCGCATCAGCTTCGTGATGAACGCCTTCCCCTCAGCGGTGAGAAAAACGAGACGGCGTCGAGGTTCCCTAGGGTCAATAACCGCTTCCATAAGGTTTAACCCCGGCTTGCCCAAGCGGTGATATTTACTCATCGCCTGAACATTTCGAGAGATTGACGATTGCGACAAGCCCGTGAGCTTTGACAGTTCATTCATCGTCAATCCCGGCTTACTGACAACACAGAGCAGAATATCTGCTTGCTGTATTGGCATATCAGGAGAGAGCTTGCGTAGAAGTCGAATAGCGTTCGCCATGACGAAAGTTACATCGTCACTTTTCCCTACCAAAAGTTCGCGCTTATCCATGTTTACTCCATCTATTCGCCTATGAGGAATTTCCCACAGGTGGATATATGGCCGCAAGAAGGTAATGTCTAGCTACCTACTTACTTCCGCCCTCCTGATTGATAGACCTCCCGACTAATTCAAAATCTCTTCTAGCTGGACCGCTGATGTTGCGTCTGCAACTTCCTCCTGCTCCTGCATTAGTGGAAACCAGTGGGCAAGCAAGACGATGAAAATCAGCGAGCCGAATACTGCTAAGCGCCCAAAAGGAAACGAGCGCTCAGATTCATTGTCACGGGAATTAGAAATGGTGAGCTGCAAGCGTCCGATAAACACTTCGCAGTCGTTTTTATGTTTGATCAGGCCAAAACCTACCCATTCGCTGCGAATTTCAACGAAAATTTCCTTTTTGAAAGGAAGCTTGCACCAATAACCAAACATTCGAAATAATCCCTAGAACTAGTTCGCGCCCGTCCCGTAACCGTTGCGCGAGTGGATTGATTTGGGCACAAAATTCCCGGCCTGCCGCTCGCTTTCTGCAAACGGAAGTTGGGGAACCTCGTGCCCTTGTATGTGACCAGTCATCCTGTCCCGATAAAACACTAACGTTCGGGATTTCCGGTAACGTGTCCGAAGTTTCTCGAACCGCCCACTTTCTATTAACGGATTATTTGCTTTTGTTCCCATTCTGTTCCACTCTTATCCACAGGAAATATGACAGTGATAAACTGAAAACGTGGAAGCCCACGCTTATCAGCATGAATTGAGAAAAACTCATAACGTCAACATTTCCAATGAGTTACGATAAGCGAGGAATGCTTCCTCTGCACAAACCAAAGGGCAGTTTGAGCGCCACCATGTCAGGAAACATGTCTGTTTCATCTGTTGAACTCCATCTTGCGCTGATCATCAGGCCACGGGCGCGACCCCATGGCGACCAAAGCAAAAACCTTGGTTTCACAGTTGATTTTAATGGGTTTTCTTTCCTTGTCCGCTCAGTGATATGGGATTATGTTCCCACTGTCCGCTTACGCTAAGGAATTACGTCATGAACCGAATCGAAGATGAGCTATGCTTCCGGGTAGACCAGTGGACGGATGATGGAAGCAGGATTGATTCCGTTCTATCGCTCTCAATGAATGCGCTGATTGCACAGGGGGCATTTTATGAGGCCGTTAAACTCCGTCCTCACAAGCGCTTGACCATGCGGCATAAGTCGCGAGTGATTAATGAGCATGTTCCTGAACGACTACGCTTAATAGACATTGAGAAACGCGCCGAGCTGGAGCGGATGATTGCGGAAGCAAAGAACGCCCGCAAGAAATAGCTGCTCATCAGGCCAAAGGCGCAACCCCATGGCGACCGGAGAAAGCCCCCGGTTTCGCATTGTTCTGCATATGTGGATTAGTTAGTGCGAAAAAATTGCAACGCCTGAGGGAACATCAATCACATTGTAATCGTGTTTAATGTCGCGGGCGTATGCTTCATAATCGAAATAATCGATTAGAAACTGGGGAATCTTGCCGTCTGATGAGTGGCAAGACATTTGTTCGTCTGCTGCATTATCTGCATACTCCCGGAAGCTCTCAGAGATGCAAATGAATTGGTTCTCCATAGCGTCCGAGGCGTCCTTGAGATTACCGAAGTCCTTGATGATCGCCTCTAAGTCTTCCGAGTCGTGGCTGTCATGCTCTTCTAGGAACTCGACATAATCAGCAATTGCTTGCAGGCCGGGATATTCCCCGAAGGTTGACGGCATGTCGTCATAATCATGAACTGCATATTCTTCCGCGCTCGCTACCCTACCAGAACCGATGCATTCGGGACATTCGCAAAGTCTCGTGTCACCTGTTTCGCTGTTATGGTGAGTGACTTTACCCTCACCTTCACAACGGACACATTTCACGGTCACGTTAGGAAACTTGCTTTCTCTGAGCATGGCGTTGACTTCATCCTGCATTTCATCAACGTCACTAGATGCTTCAACCCAGCGGCCATGCAGAACGCCGTTGTTATAAGATGCGAGACAGGCAACGTAAAACCGAGCCATGATTAACCCCTTTGCGCTTGAAAATATATGTGATGAGGATTAATTGTGGGGAAGCCTCCGGCCTTATGACCGGAAGCCCCCTTGCGCTAGAGGGTTAAGAAAAGGGTCACAGTGATCGAGACTGTGGCCTTTTTTCGTTTCCAGCGAAGGGTGATTGACCATGTGAACATGTCAAACTCCCCACAATATGCCCCTGTAACGTCGAGGCGTTCCGCGCTTGCTCATCAGGTTCTAGCCGCGACACTAGAACGACCAGAGGGAAGCCCCCCGGTTTCGCAATGGTATGCATTGGTGGATTGATTAAGCCGTTTGAAGCTTGCCGGTCAGTGCCAGCGAGTGAAAGAGATTATGAGCGCCGTTGATATTGGCCTCAGTGGGTGACCGTTCTGCCTTATCACATGCAGCATTGTAGGCATCGGCTTGTTGTTTGGTGAAAACATAACCAGTGAATGCCCTGTAACCTTCCGCGATGCGTTCCATTAAATCAGACCTTCCAGTTCGTTTAGAATTTCGTTTATTGAGGGTGCATCCTGTGGTTTCGCTTTGCGGACAATTAAGCCAGCCTTACGCAACTGAGCGAGAACGCTAGGAACTTGAGGCGATAAGAACGCCACTAGACCATTTGCATCAGCTTTCGCCATGGTACGCCATGCCTCTTCCCCGGCTTCCGTTTCGGGATAGAACCGCGTCCACAATCCATCATGACAGGCGTATGTTAGATCGGCTTGCATCACTCAGCCTTCCATTACGATTATTGAGATGAGCATAATCAGGCAGATGAAACCGCCCATTGAGGCGAAAGCTAATGCTTCATTGAATGTCATTTTGTTTCCCTTGGTTAGCGTTTAGGATGCTCCACAGTTCCCCGTGAAGGCACCTAAGGGCTAATCAGTAACCGGCCCACGTTCTCAGCGATGCAAAGTCCCCATCCCATGTGCCTGTAGTTTCACAGTGTTTTCCGTCTGCATTTGTGTAAGCATCCTTGACTGTGATTGTGCCGTCCGCGTTATCGCTAATGAACCAATCATGTTGAGCGGCCCATGCGATTTGCTTCGTGTTCAACATTCCGTTTTCCTCATCAGTTAGCGTTTAGGATGCTTCACGGTTTCCCATGAAGGCACCTAAGGGCTAAGCCCTAACCTGCATTGATATGCAGTAGTGGATAGAATGTAGTCCTATTCAATTGTCAAAGAACTCAGAGGCTTAGCCCCTGCCCTTCCCGGCGTTTGCCGTTCGGTGATTTGGTTTATATCCACTAGTGCATAGATACGCAATAGCGAAAATGAAAAAATAGACACGCTATCCATCTTTTTTGGATAAGTGCCTGAATTTATTGAAAAGGAAATGCCACAAGCCCGCCACATGGGAACATGAAGACGGCTAATGTTAGCGCCTTGAGGTGGCTTGAGGGCGACCAGTGGCGGCATGAGGTGGCGAAAAGGGCAGACGTGGAGACACTGAGACACGCACAGAAAGCCACAAGCCTGCCCGCCTGCATTGCATCGGAAGCACTAGCGGAAGCCTTGAGCCTGCCCCCCGGTGATGCTCAGTCTCTTTGAAGTCCAGCAAATGCAGGGCTTACGGGAAACGTGTGGCGGATTTAGTGGCAAACGTGTGTGCCCGCGAGCCTTTACCGCGCACAGTGAGCGCCTGCTCGTGCCTTTCACCGCGCCCCCACGGGGGGTACGCGCGCTGCCCCTCTATCGATTGCCGCCTCGGATTTTTTCGGGGAAATAGCCGCTACCCTTAGGGCATCACAAAGCATCCCTCAGGTTGACTCAGGGAAGCTCGTGGGAAGCGGAGAAGCTCTAGGGTGAAGGAATGTAATAGGTGAACCTCAAGGCTCTCTGTGAGTCTCTGAGGCTGATTGTAGGTATTGACTTTCCCTACGAAGGCGTAAGCCTGAGAAGGGAAAGGGCGATCTCATTTTCTGCAAGGAAACAGGTTCGAACTAGCAACTTGAATTGCCAACGTAACATTGTCGCCACTTCGATTTTTCAACCAAGAAACAGCTTTGATAATCTTGTCGTACGAGGTCTGTGAACGTCCTAAAGCAGGAGGCGGGCAACCAACAAGGCTAGGCGAAGCGGTATCCAGCACACCGTCAATATATCCCCAGCATCGATCTGTTGAGGCGTTACTCTCGAATTTACAAATGGAAAGGAACTCACCAATCTTCATCTTGGCGTAAGCGGGGTTAGCAGGAATGGCTAACACGATGGAGACTGATAGGAGAAGGCTTGAAACTAAGCGAGACAATTAATAGTACCTTATGATGATGGTCTGCCATCCTTAGCCTCTCAGAAGTCGAGAGGAAAGCCATGGAAATGATCATATACATAAGTAATTGAACCGGGCCTCCTCCTATGGTGAGGGGTAATTGGTTTGGCGAAAAAATAGGCAGGAGCAATGAATGCTCCCACCTAAATGCTAGTTAAGCCAGCCGCTTTCGTCCTTGCTATCGTGCCCACGATTACGTTGTACGAGGTCCATGAACTCCTGCAAGGCTTGGTCCCTCAAGTTCTCCACATGCTCGTCATGGGCCTTCTCTGTGTCTCTCGCCATGCTTTCAGCCCAGTAGCCTACAGCCATCGCCAACACGTCAAGACGGTCATCCTTAGCTAGAGAGCCACGGTCACGGGTGATGCGAGAGAGCTGATACATGAGCTGACGCTGAGGTTCAGCGGTCATCTTATGGTCAACCTCAATGACCTTCTGATCGAACACAAGCCGGTGCTGATTCATGATCGGCTCAAGGGTGTCGCATATGCGGCGTTCTTTCTGCTGACTGTGCTTCACCTCCTCTATACCTACAGCATAGATTCGGGACACGATTGGCTTGAGAAGCTGCGTGAACATGCCATCACCGAAGTTAGCTTCGACAATGATCTTGTTAACGCTGTGCGTCTTAGCCAGGACTGCCAGCCCCTTGAGGGTTGCTTCGCTGTAACCTTCCTTGAAGCCGCCTGATGCGACAACGAAGAGGAAGCCATTAAGCTGCTTTACGATAGCGTAAGCGGTTTCGTCCTTGCCACGTCCTGAGGGGTCAATTGCCATGACACAACCGGAATACTCGGTCATCTCGTTCGATACCCACATAGGACGGAAGTAGGCATCGCCATTCAAGCCGACCATTGGAAGGTCGAGACGCTTATCAATATCCGAGGTCCAGACAAGCTTCACAGGCGCCATACGAGGGTCAAGCGAGGTAACCATAAGGTCACGGAACTTGAGCGGGTAGCGGTCCTGATCTGAGAGAGAGGTATCAAGCATGAACTGGAGAGCGAAGCCTGATCGACCATACGATGCTTCACGTTCCTGCAAGTCGAGGTCATGGAAGCGCTTCGGGTCAACTGGAGTACCTGCCCCCGCACCGTTCATAATCAACTGACTAACGAACGGAGCCAAACGTCCAAGGTACTTATCGGGATTTTCAGGGATACGGGCAGGCCAGACACGGATTTCATAGCCACGTTCAGGAAGTCGGTTATAAATCGACATTTCCGTCTGAGGCGTTCCGAGATAGATCACTCGGCCTCCGGGCTTTAGAACCGCGTCGAACTCCTTAATTCGCTCGGCCAACAAATCTCGCATCGTCGCGGTCATCGCATTGTTCAAGCTTTCAACGTCATCAGCAATGATCACGTCCGCACGAGAGCCGGTTAGCTGGCCGGTAATGCCCACAGACTTAACCGAGGGCGACTGCGAAGCGCCTGCCGGTCCTACGTCAAAAGCAATATTACTATCACGCTGGCCTTTCCCCGGCTTGAGGTGAGCCAATATAGGCATCTCGGCAATCAGTCGCTTCGTGAATGTCGAGAACGCATCAGCGCGGTCTTTTGCAGCCGATACGACCATAATGTTGAGCTGAGGATTATTTAGGAGCAGCCAACAAACGAAGGCACTTGTTACCCAGCTCTTACCTACGCCACGGAAGGCTTGAATGACGGAGCGCTTTGGCCCCTTCTGGAGATACTGAGCCATGTCATATTGCGTATCGGTTGGCTCGGGGAGATTAAGGTGCTGCCAGACTAGGAAGAGGAAGTTCCTGAAATCACGGCGCACGGGGTCGATTGGCGTCAAGCTCGTACTTGAAGCGCCATTAGATTGTACGTTCATATCGGTGCCTAGGAGACTCCGTGGATAGCAAAAAAGGCCAGACAGGTGATTACCCATCTGGCCTTATGAAAAGCGCTCACGGAGCCGCTATGTTAGTTCGGGAGATACCCTGCGGTTTCATCCACGGTGTCTTCGGTGAATGGAAGGTTTGCCGCATGGTTCAGTCGATCAAGCGGGTTGCCGTCCTTGGGAATACTGTCCACGCCATTGTCTTTAAGGAACTGACGCACCACCGAAAGGTCGGAGGCTGTAGCCTCTCCGCTTTTCACGCGGGTTAGAAGCTCCTCTGCAAGGGCAGAGTGGAGAGAATCCATGATTTCTTTCATGTTACTCATCGGAATATGAAGCCTTTGATTTCATCCGCGAACATTGTGAGACCGGCAGCGATGACTACCCAGCTCCAGCGTACGGAAGCAAAGAAGCCTGTCTGCTGCTGTTTAGCGTTCTCAAGTTGCGTAATGCGTTCATCTTGCTCATCAAGACGATTGTTCATCGTCCCCTGCTGGGAGAGCAAAGTGTCAACCTTGCCCTCCAGTCTTCCGAACATGAGGTAGAAGTTCGGGTCTTTGTCCATCAGTTATTCTACTGCTCTAAGTTGGCTGGTTGCACCCACTCATTGAGTTCGATGCTCCATTCCCAGTCGTTGCCTTCTATGGGTGGAGCTGTGACCTTAATAATATCAGGGTCAGTGTCATCAACAGGCTGATTTGCTCTTGCAGCCACAACTCGAATTGCACGTTTCTTTTTGTTCCAGAAGTAGTGATCTACTATTATATCTGTCATTACTTTAAATCCCGAAATACCGTCCGGTCCATGTGTAAGAGCCACTACCTGAACGCTCTAAGCGGACAGATTCCCACGGTCGAACTTTCATGAAAGAACCCGTAGAAGCCTGCTCGCCAGTCGTGGTGTTCCAGACACGGAGGCCAATTGTGTTTGTGGTTGTCATTGTGCTCTGTACGATCAATGTCGCGTTGGTGTTGTTTTGCCACTCGGCACCGTGACTATTCAGGCTCGTACTACCCGTAATAAATCCAGCAGGAGAACGATTGGTCGATTCCTGTACCGCCCAATCGCGGCACCGCATTTCAATCCAGTCGTAAAGATAGCCACCGCCCCAGCGCGCACCGCTCAAGTTTCCATCCTGATAGAAGGTAGCGCTTCCGCCGCCTGCCTGAACAACCTCACCCGCCTGAATACGCCCACCGGCATAAATCCAAGAACCAGCTCGAATATCACCATCAGCTCTAAATTCACCGCTTGGGGTAAATGTGAAATACTTCCCAGCTAAGCCGTCAGCGTTCATGTGGAAAATCTGGTAACTCGTAGCTTGAGAGTTGTTCCCGGTATTAATAATCCCCTGAGTCCAGAAGCCCGCCCAACTACCTGTGCTGTAGTAATTAATCAAAGCTGGCGCAAAAACATTCCCTGAGACGGACGCCTGCACACGAAACGGTGAGCCTCGCTTGATGGTATCAGCGTAGCTCCCGCCCCATACGTCACCCCAAAAACCACTCGTAGCAATATTGCCTCGACTGTCTGCGCCTTTAAGCGAGCCTGTGAGGGTGCCGCCTGCGTGATTAAGTTTGGTGTCTGCATATTCCTTAGTAGCAAACTTCTGGTCTGCATCGGGTTTCTTGTAGTAACTATTAGGGTCGAAGTTGCCTACACGTTCAGCACTAGCGGCTGCGGCATCTGCCCACTCTTTCGCTTTGTCCTCATGACCTTTTGCAGCAGTCAAAGATGCTTTTGCTGATACATCGCTCGCGGTTGCACTTGTCGCTTTTTCCGAAGCAATCTTTTCGTGGCCCTCGGCTTTATTTGCCATGAGTGTGGCTCGACTATCTGAGCCGTCCGCCCGATTTGCGGCTGCAATTGCGCCAGCCTCTCTTTGTCCTGCAACCGTTGCGGAAGAATTGGCAGCAGCGGCTTTCTGTGTTGCCTGCTGTAATTGAGAGGACATTGCTGTTTCGGCCCAGCGTTTTGTAACGGCGTCTTGGCCGTTCACTGGGTCGGCTAGAAGAGTAATACGGCGGTTCAAGGCACTAAATTGCCCGTCTTCCGTGACCGCCATAGATGCCGCGCCTTGGTCGAATGCTTCCTGAGAGAGGAAGAAGGATTGTAGTGTGGAGACATTCAGGTCCGTCTCTACGAGTGTAGAGCCGTCTCGAAAGGTGACCAGTCTTTGAACTCTCGGTGTTGTTCGTCGGACCTCGACAACTGAACCCATTGGAGGGGCAGTCACCGTCTGAACGCGGTACGTATCAATCCAATTGAACGACACGTCCACGCCATCAACCTTCACCTTGACATGTGTTCGAGAGAGGTAGTCACAAGGAACGTCAAAGTTCTTATTGACGCCATCGCCTTGCGAGTGTGCGTAAGAAAGAGGCATTTAATTTTCCATAAAGAAAAGCCCCTGTCACCAGTGATGACAAGGGCTGGGATATTGTGAGTGCTGAAAATCAGCGTTTACGTGACCACTCCGGTAAGGGACTGATCATCAATGAGGTTAGCTGTGCGATACCGCTGAGGTTATTGAACGGGAGCAAACGAAGGTAATTTCGGGCGTCTGCCTGCGAGAACTCTTTACCACGGGCAACATTCTGGCCGAACGTGTCGAGGGCTTTAAAACCGCCCGCCAATAGATCAGCAGAAGGGTTCCCTGTGATCACGTCAGAACCAAGCTGACTTGAGCGATTATCAAAGAATGGTCCGAAGCCTAACGGAGGAGCAATCGTAGAATCCCAAACAGCAGGCAATATGCTTGCCCATGATGAATATTGTACCCCGGCAGCAGCCATTCTTCCTAAGGTGAGTTGTTTTTCCAGATACTCGTCACGGTCACTTCGCCCCATAGCGTTAACGTGGGTTCGAGCTATGTAAACCAAGCTTGCCGCTACAGTCGTGCCGAGGAATGACATTGCAGTACTACTGTCTCGGAAGTTCAAGCCCTGCATAAGTTGCTTTGAATAAGCGGAGAGTGTGAATGAGCGGAACTGGAGAAACGTACGCGCAAGCGGCTTACTCATCCACATCGCCATCTGGCCTATATCGTTTTCTTGAATGATCGTTCGACCAAGCCGGAAAGCTGCCGCTTCAAACTTTGCTACGGCATCCCGATCTGTCCACTTATTGAAGTTCATGGCTTTTAGCCGGGAGCCGTCGAACGAAGCATTTTCCCGGATACTCTTAAAGATCGCCTCACTGTCTGCCGAAGTCAGCCCAAGAGCTTCTAAACGGCGTGTGGTCATTTTCTGACCGCCTTGAGCCATCTGTGCGAACCTGTTGAAGATCGCCCGCCCTGTCCAACGCTGGAGAACCGTGTTGATTGGTGCCATCCCGGAGAGAGCGCTTACTCCCCGCTTGCCCTTCTGCAACGCATCATCCAAACCTTTCACATACTTGTTCTGAATTTGATCAAGCGGGTTGTCGAAGAGGTCTGTTCGGCGGTGCGTGTCATGGCGAACCCAGTCAGTTCCGAGGGACGTTATGTCCTCAATCTCCTGAGCGAGTGCATCATCAAGCTTCCCTGTACGTGCATTGCGCCACATAGAACGAAGCGAAGGCATGTTCGTGAATGCTGCTTTCAACCCAAGGTGTGAAACCGTATTTGCACTTTCGGAAAGCATTGACCAACCAACTTGCCCCATGACACGGATAAAGTTGTAATCGCGTGTCATTCGAAGAAACTGGTTCCATTTACCGCCCTCTTCCCAATGAGGCTTACCTACAACCGTGTCGTAAACCCAGTCGAGTTGTTTCAATGCATGAGCGGTTTCCGCTTGGTGGCCTCGTGCATCGCCAACATCACGCATCTGGTCTTTAAGCTTCGTCCATTCTCCGTCTGAGGTGATGCCGTCAACGAAGAACTCATCCGCTAGGTCGCCCTCTTTCCACTTCGGGTTCCTGATCTGCATACGAGCCATCGCCACGCGCCCGGACATTTGCCGATTATAGCCGCGCATGAGGCTGTCTGCGTCATTCACAAACAAGTCTGAGATACGGAAGAAATCATGGCCTGTGCCATCAGTGCGGGGAATATTCATCCCGAAGTCTTCATCAAACAATGCGCGGGCTTTACCGTGGCGGCTTGCACCGTCCTTCTTCCCCGGCTTCATGTGATGGATGACAGCATCAATATCTACGTCCGAAAGGTCCGTATCTTTCCTGAGGTTTTCTTTAAGCAGTTCAAGGTCTTCCCCTGAGAAAGCACGGGAGTTCGTCTGTAGCTCGCCCGCTGAAACCGAATGAACTTTCTTGACATAACCGTAAGCAAACTTCTCAGCCGCTTCCGCACTAATGTCCTTGTTCACTTCCCGGATGCCTGCACCGATGAGCTTTGACAATGTTCGATGCCCATAAGTTGATAGAGCATTCTGGACGCCGCCCATGTCGAATATGCGGGGAACATAGAAGTCATTTCGAGTTTGTCCCTCGAAACCCCTGACAGCTCGTAAGGTGCGCCCATCGATTGCGCCGGGATTAGCTGCGACTTCTGCCCAGTCACCCAGCACTTCTCGCATCATGGAACCCTGAGCTTTCACCGCTGGGTCATATTCAACCATGACTTCCCGATCACGAACGAAAGCTGTCACGTCACGGTTGAAGTCGTCGCGGGTCTTGTTCGGGTTGCGCTTGGCATACTGTTTCCAGTTCGCTTGCGATGATGCCGACCATTTTGCATCAGCCCTGAGCTGGAGACGCTGCTGGACCTCAGATGCACCGATAGGTGTGATACCCTTTGCGTTTCGTGCGCCATCCTCGACAATATGCTCACCCACCATAGCAACCAAGTCGTTTGGATTTGTTTTCAGTGCGGATGCAACATCGAAGCGCATCTTGCCGCCAAACGTCTCAGGCCGTACCGCATCACGTAAGAAGTCAGCCGTATCATTGCGAAGGGTTTCTCTTGCACTGACCTGTGCCGCACCCGCTGTTGAACCGCCGTTCGGCATTGCTACACCATCACGGAGCTGCTTGCCGATTTCCTCAAAGCGGTTGGCTTCTATAGCAGTGGAAGGATTCTTGCGGAGCGCGCCAAAGGCACCGCCCATTCCCATGCCCATGCCGACCGCCCAGTAGAAATCACTAAGCTCAGCCGTGGGTTTACCAGCTTGGAGAAGGGCTTCCGATGCAGCCGTACCAGCCGCGCCCTCAACTGCCGTAAGGCCGATCATACCAACACGACCGAACCTTGCGCCGATAGCTGCGGGCGCTCCAAGGCCACCTGATGCCAGCGAAACACCAGCAGCAGCAGCCCATGCGAGCGGGTCAGTCAATCCAGCACCCATTCGAAGAGCCGTGCCGTAACCACCGAGAGACGCTAGGCGCTGCTCGGCTGCAACATGCTTTTCGAGGTTAGCCCTAATCTGCTGAGCATGTTCATCCGAAAGTGCATCCTCAAAGCGATTCCAGTATTGCTCCGGGATGCCCTTGGTCAAATCGTCAAAGCGTTGCTGGTCCATCATGAATTCAGGGTTTTCCTTAGGTCCGCCCTGATATTTCCAAACGGTCGAGAGTGACCATTCGGTATTCACCGCATCCTTAGCAGCCTGCCAGATGCCCACGTCTTCCTGATCAGCCTTGCGCTGAGCTTCTTGCTCCCGAAGTTCTGAGTTGGAAAACGGAATGCTTGGCTGGGTTGTGTCTGAGGTTGTGACGCTACCACCCGAACCACCCACGACATAATCAGTCTGAGGTTGCCCCTCGCCCGCATTAGAGAACGTGAGGCGTTCGGGAGATTGTGGTGTAACTCCGTTCAGAAGGCCGAAGACATTGTTTGCATGGGACAAGCGACCGGAATAGTTATGTCCGCCACGAGGGTTTGACCATGTGAAGCCGAAGGGACGCTCATAGCCGATCATTGCGGCTGTCGCTTCGTCAACAGTCTTGGCCTTCATTAGGTTTGCTAAAGGCCGCGTTTCTTTATTGCGAAGCTCCCAGTCAACCATCTGGAGCTGCACACGGAAATCATTCGGGTCTCCCCAGCCAGCGCTTCGGGCCTTAGCCGCGAGCGGTTGCCATCTATCAGGATGCCATTGCGCTATGCCCCAAGCCTTACCTCCATCTCCGGCAATGGTTGGGTTCAAGCTAGATTCACCCATTAGGTTGCCGATAATGCCAGCGGCTTGCGCTGAGGAGTAGCCGCGACCTGTAAAAAAGTCGTATGCAATCCTTACGTTGGGATTGTTCTTTGCCATTTGGGTGTCCTTAAAAGAGAAAGGCCACCCGAAGGTGACCTAGTTATTTCTTTGGTTTTTGCTTGAGGTAGCCTTCAAATGTCTTCTTCCGGGCGTCTGCTGCGTCCTTGCCCTTACTCGCCGCATAAGCGGTGTAGGCACCGGGATTAGACAGCCAGCGCTCAGCAAGCTCGACGCGTTCCGCAAGCTTGAGATTTTGAAGCTCATTCTGCTGTTCGATAATGCCTTCCTTCTTCTCCTGTATTCGCTGCTGGTCGATTTCATACATCGAGCGGAGAGTGAGGTTAGACCGTTCAGAGTTTTCCACGGGGAGCTGAGTGGTTTTATCTACGATAATCCAGCCGTTTCCGTTGGTTGCCTGTCTGATTGTGAGGTCCGAGGCATCTAAGCCTTCGTCGGTTCCGAAGTCTTTGGTGTAGTTTTCAATTGCGTGTGAAGCAATCTCGGCAAAGTTCTTAGGAATGTCTCTGCCAGCAGTGTAGATCATACTGCCATTGACCTCAGTGTGAGTTGCCTTGAAGCGTTTCGTCGCTTCCTCAAGTGACTTCTCAGTATTCAAACCATTGCGGGCGTAGAATTGACCAAGACGCGCAATCTCTCCAGCGGCATAACCTGAATTATCAGGCGTACTTCCAAAGAAGTTAATTCCAAACGGACTTATGCCGCCTAGCTTTACCGAGTTGGCTCGCTGCTGAATATCATCGTAGCGCTGCTGCATTGCAGCCGAAGGTGCCTTCTCAATTTCAGAAGTCGCCATCATCGCGGTTTGGACAGCTTGTTCATGATCTAAGCCCGCATACTGCGTTGCTATGCGATAGCTTTCGTAGAACTCTCGTTCCTTGGTGTCTTTGATATGATGATCTAGCAGCGCTGGGTTGGCCGCGTGTAAACGCATATAGAGGTCTGTTCCGTCCTTGAGCTGCGCTGGCGGTTTCCCCCCGGAAGTCGTGACTTGTGTTGCCGCCACCTGACCACCTTGAAGGACATTTTCCCACTTTGGGTTAGTCAGGTTGTTTGACGAAAAAGATTCAACCTGCATATCGAACGCTTGATCTGGATTGGCTTTCCCATTTTTTACAAGCCACTCAGTCCGATCAATCGTTTCCTTCGCAATGGCCTTCTTCTGGTCATCGACCGAAACAGTCTTCGTCTCGCCGGTTTTGGTGAACACAGTTGCCTCCTCTAGGTACGGAACCATGCCTTTAGACGCGGTTTCCATATTCTTTGTGAGAAGGTCTGTTTCGGACTTCTTTGCCTGTTCAGCCAACGCGAGCTTCTGGTTAGCATCGCTGGCTTCCTTAGCGATGTGTGCATTGAAGGTGTCGCTTTGATTAATGAGCGACTGAACCTGAGCTTCCGAAAACGCTCCGGGGTTAGCCTTATGCCAGCCTGTCAGTTCATCACGGTCGAGCTTGCCCTGTCTCGCTGCGTCCCAAAAGTTGAAACGCCGGTCGCGTGTGGCCTCCTCGTTATTGTTCTCCATGCGGCTCTTAGCAGAGAGAAGAATACGATTGGCATCATTCTGGAACTCTCGGTTCGACGCAAGGGAACCCAGCTTCGTGCCATCATCACCCGTTCGCTCGCTGTTCAGGATAGCTTCGGCCATCTTGACGTTACCTTCGTTCGCGAAGGATTCAGCGAGGCGAACCATTTCCCGGTCTTGGTCCTTGTAGTCAATCTTGAGGAGTTCGCGGTTGCCGGAGTATTCAGCTCGCAAAGCTGCAACAACTTCGGCTTCCGACTTGCCCTCTCCAAGCATCGTTCGGGCTTTGCCGGAGAACACATCATAGACGCCTGAGATTGTGTCCTGTTTGACTTGCTCGGTTTGATGCTGAGCTTGGATAGTGTTAGCCTTTGAACCAAAGTTATTCATGATCGTATTGTATGACTTCACGAAATGCGGACTATCTCCGTACTTCTCCAAGTCATCTTTCATACGTTCACGGATGAAGCTCTCAAGGTCGCCCTTATCCTTGTCGAAGTTAGTTTCGTATTCCTTCGTGAGTTCATTCACGCGGTCATAGGCAAGGCGCTCGCCGTACTGCTTCATGAAAGCAGCCTTGAACCATGGATTATCCATTTCGGAAATAGAGCCATCATTTACAGCACTGCGGGCCTCTTCAAAGCTCATACCACCAATGCGGCGATTGGCTTTATCTTCGGCTTCCTGCTGGGCAGTATCCGCACGGTCCTTGAGGAAGCCTTGTAAATTCGGGCTTATCTGAGCAAGCGCCTCGGATAGCTGCATGAGACCACTGCCACCCGTTGCGGGTGCCTGAGGACGGCTATAGGTATCCACGGGTCTGGCCTGAGGCTGGAGCTGGACCGAGGGCATTTTGAAGGGCGCTTGGCTGCGCCCTCGGTTAGCCCCTCCAATGGAAGGGCGATCATCTTGACGGGTCAGTCCGGGAAGTTTCGCCATATCAAGCAGTCCTATTCTTGTACTTGTCGTATTGCTGATAAGTGCCCAAGGCGTTACCGCCGATCTTTAGGGCTGCTGCGAACGGGCTTGGTCCCTGGCTCCACGGCATAGAGTTGATACGGTCCTGAGCTTTCGCCTTAAGGCCACGCATTTCGTATTTCAGATTGTCCGACATGAAGCCGGTATTCTGATCAATACGGTCATAGGAAGTCGATTCCTGCTGATATACATCGGCTAGGAGGTTATCGACGGAGAGGCCAGACACGCCACCCTCACCCGCTGCGACGAGTGTAGTTGCACGAGCTGCGCGAGCTTCACGAGCAATATCCTGCTTCTGGACGGCTGCGGCTTCCTTCTCCTGAATTTCACGGGTCTGAGCCTGTTCGTATTCGCGTCGAAGGCTTTCCTGTGCAGCCTCTTGGTTTTGCTCAACCATCTTATTCTGAGCGTCTGCCTGCTGCTGAGCGCCTACGAAGCTGGTCACGGTCTGGACCGCGCCAATGGCGAACGAAGCCGCCATCATTGTAACGGGGTCACACATTAGTCTTTCCTTATTCTGACCACCTCATAGAATGGGTGACCTTCGGGGCCGAAACCCTTGACTTTGTTGATAAAGAAGAAGCCGCACCACCTGAGCCATTTGTGATGAACATCATTTCGGCAGTCGGTAAAGTTCATGAGGATTGGATATTTATCCTGCATGAGTTCGACGTACGGCTTACACCTTTTGAGAAACTCAAGACGGTAGTTGACAATCTCATCTGTCGCTAAAAGCCAGACGGCACCAACCATTTCATCCGCTGGGTGCGGACAGGTTCCGAACATGATGATCGGAAGTCCGGCTTCTGTAGTCACCGTGTAGGAGCCATCTGGAGAAGTGAAACCTTCCATAATGCTGTCTGCAACGGATATACCACCCGCCGCCAAGACTTCCTCACGGTCCTCCTTGCGGAGCCTTGCCGCCACGTTACTTACGTCTTCGATCACTGAGGGACGGACAATCAGCATCACGTTCTCCTCGAACGGATGATGAAAGTCGCTTCCCATTCGGCGGACAAGAGTGCGCAAGGTAACGGGCTGTCATTGATAATCTCGATTTCGGTTTCTTCGGATTTACCGGAGATTGGGAACCGGAAACGACCAGACTCAAGCGAAGGCTCGCCAATGATGTTTCTGCCGCCACCTGTTACACGCCCTGAGAATACACTCGTGTAGACTTCCCTTCGGAAGGGCGTAACCTCAGCACGGAAATAACCGCTGTCGTTGTAGGTCAACGTCATGCGACGAAGCTGCATTCGACCGGCACCGACCGCCATTTGCCCCCCGCCAACAGCCTCCTCTTTAATAACTAGCTTTGAGAGACGGTATCGGAATGTGTACTTCTGCCCAGCGATGAAGTCTGTGACACGGCCCGCAATGATGAATGTATTGCTGCTATCCCATTTAAGCGGAATGAGCTGGCCCATACGATAAGGACCGTTATCTACACCAATGATCTGGAACTGTGCGGGACGAGTGACCTTGTAAGGCAGCTTGATCTGAGTTTGATCATTCGTTGCATCATAAACAACGGAACACTGAGAGGCATTCACACGCTGATCGAGATGAAAGGCAAAGTTGATACCGGGGTCAGTACGGCCTGCCTCAAGACTGATCACTTCGAATAGAACTTGTCCATGGCGTTCAACCAGCATCCATAAGTCGCTTTCAATGAAATCCACATAAAGAACGGTTGTGTCCTCATCGAATATCCATTTCGACCAACTTGATTGAAGCTTCTCAAGCTCCTGCCAATAGTATTTGTAAACGTATAGTGCGTTCTTCTCTTTTGGCGAAAGCGCTACTAGAACGTCTTCATTCGAACTTGCGGCAAGCTTAGTCACACTTCCGGGGATATACTTGGGAACATGTGCGGTAACATCGGCGGCGTCATTCGTCTTCGTTTGTCCGTCAACATAATATTCCCGGATGCCGGAGTAAGCACCCTTGTTCATAGCAAAGTAGATATTTCGGCCAGCGCCTACAGGCTTCGCTAGGAGTGATGCCTGAAACTCAGTCGTTTGATTGATTGAGATTGTGTAAGGTGTCAGCGTATCGGCTGCCCCAAGCATGAACTGCGTCTGATCTGAGAATAGCAGAAGCGTTTCATTGAACGGTATAGCATGGCGTATGATGGAAACTTTAGTGTGACTGACGGCAACGTCGATCATGTCCGTATCGAGCGTTTGGGTCGCTGAGCTTCTCCAGAACGTAAAGAACTCACCTGCACGGGAGAATATCACATTCTCATCTGCAACCAGTCCTAAGCGGTTTCTGTGGAAGAAAATGTCATTAATCTGTTTACCAATGAACGAAGGCTCAGGTACGCTTTCCGTGTCACCGACCTTGCGCTCATCCCATGGAATTTGCTCGAATGAAAACGTCCCGTCCGAGAGGCGTTTCAGCGCGTGAGGCATTGTTGCGCCATTGATACGGTATAGCTCACCGCCTTTGCACGATTCTTTCCAGATGCCAGTTGAGCTTCCGCCCGTAGGGTTGGAGAACTCTACCCAGTAGTTATCGAATGCTGATGACTGGTCACCGCCTATTTCGATCTGGAAGCCATGGAATGCCCTAGCCGGTAACTCAGAGAAGCGCTGAGCTGTATCCTTACAAACCTTGATTGCCTGATCACCGAGACCATCAGCGCTCGACACTGCGAAGTCTGCCCCATCCCATCTAGTGACGCGGATAGTCGAACCAAGTTGATTCAACGTGAACTGCGAAGTGAATGTCTGGTCAGCATTGAATAGGTTAACGAGCTTGCCCATAATGGCATCCGTAGCAATCTGCTCGGTGTGCGATTTATCTGAGCCATCCGGGGTCTTGAATGTCTTCTGAATGCCGCCAATGTTGACTGTGTAGTTTTGAGCATAAGCGCCTTGTCGTATCCAGACTAACGCTTCCTTTGGTCTGCTAGGCGTAAGCTCATTCGTCATTCCAGCAGTGCGCGTGCTGTTTAGTATGAACGTATAATCGGCAATCGTTACAGCGGTGAAATCCTTGTCTGCTGCGGAGGTAGCGAGATAATTCTTACCGTTAGGAAACGACACGGGAACTTCGGTGCCGTTCATTCGAAAAACCCTAAGGTTTCCGTTGGTTATCACCACCGCATATCGTTCAACAGAATCTCGGTTGATCATGTGGACGAATGCAGTCCCGAAGCTGGTATCACTGATCTTTGCGACAAACCGAGATGGAGGCCGTTTCTTTAAGCCCTCGACAACAGAGCTATGGCCGTTCTCTTGAAGTTCACACTGAGAAGCCAGACGAAGCGAAGACGGCTGCTGCGATACGCCATTGACGAGGTTCGGAATTGTTGAGCTAATCAGGGTCATCTTGAAGTGACCTCTTGAATGAACTCGTGACCAAGAATGTTGAGGTTAGACGTTTCGCCTTCTGCGTCCTCAAGGGCGAACCTTGCTTCCATTTCGTCACGCTGAGAAAACGTGGATAGAAGATCAGAACCGATCTGCCCTTCATTGAACCGACGACCAGATTTAATCGTGATATAGGTTCGCGCCGCTTCCGGGAGTTCATCGAAGGGTAGAAGAAAAACTACGTCTGCCTTAATCGATTGGCCTACAGAGAACGTGTGGGATTTGCGGTCATAGAGGCGGTCGCCACGCAGAACTAAGTCAAGATGCGCAAAGTCCCGCGAGGGTGAAATCCGTAGGGTATTCCTCGGAACCCGAAGCTCGCCATCAGGATAAGTTGCGGCAATCGGATAATTAGTCTCAGTGTTCCAATGCCAGCCCTTAAGCTGAACCTGACGGTTTACAGCGGATAGCGCTTGAAGTGCCATCACTGCATCAAGAACACCGTTGTCCTCAACACTGCTTACGGGAGGTTCGCCAATCGTGGCAATAATCGCGTTAACAGCTTCGAGGACTGTGGTGGGTGTAGTAGCCAGCATGGGCCTTCCCTCAGTCATGAAATGAAAAAAAGGGGAGCAAGCCGAAGCTCACTCCCCAGTGGGTAGTTATCCACAAGTGGATTAGTTTTTAGCCACCAGAAGCGGCATCGCTGATTTCGATTGCAGCAGGTGGGCACAGAACACCATGACCAACTGCGTACTTGCTGATCACGAAGTGAGCCTGACGGCGTGGGTCGTAGCCAGCATCAAGGCCGAGGTCGAGGAGCTTCACAGTACCTACGGCGCGCTTCTGCATTACGAGAGCAACCGTGTTCGAGAAGTCGCCAGCATAACGCTTAGCGGTTCCGGCTTCGGTGCCTTCGGAAATGTTGGTTGCAGGGAGGTTGTTCGTCTTGACGATTTCGATACCAGCAACACGATAGACCTTGCCGTCCGAGTATGCACCCGAACCACCGAAGTCGCGGTTAATGGTCTTCTCAGCCTGTACCAGCTTATAATACTGAGCAGGCTTGACGAAGCAGTATCGGTCTTCCTCCGGTACGTCCTTCTCATCAAATCGAGCAGCAGCCGCAAAGAGTGCAGCCGCCAGATGATCACCGTTACCTCGGAAGTTTGCCGCATTTGGCATATCCGATTCAGAAGGCTTGATCACCGAACCGCCCGGTAGTTCCGGGATAGCATTGTTGGAACGTGCTGCGAGTACGCCAACCTGTAGGATATGACGGTCCATGACCTTTGCGAGCTTGCGGCCCTGCTCAGTCGTCACAATGGAGCGCATATCATAATGGTTCTTCGCTTCATCGATATTAGCGAAGTAAGCGTCCGAGACGAGGAGGTCATCAATATGAATGAGAACTTCATTCTGGTTGACCTTCTGGCCCAGCAGCTCACGGCCCGGAGTGTGGTAGTACGCATCGATAAGACCTGTTGCAGGGAAGGCTGCGGACTTACCATGGTCGATGCTGCGGGTTACGTGACGATCACCCATGACGGTTGCCGTCTCGAAAGCGGTTAGAACTTCGCCTGCATAGATCTTGGCGAAGGTTGCATCAACTTCACCCGAACCGTTGATCTGGCCTAGGCGAGTTACATTTGCATCAGACATATTATATTTTCCTGTGATGAGTTTGGAAGTTGATCAGGCTTCCCGAAAGCTCACCGCAAGCAAAACCAAGGTTATCCCCCTCAGGGGGCAATGGTCCGCTTATGATTTGTTTTGGGATTACCTTTGCGTCACCGCGCATGAACTGTTGGCGCAGTGTGACTGACTTCATCATCAGGAAAGAGGCTCCCCAGTTACGCTTCATTGAGAGGCGTGGGGAGCATTTTTATTGACAGGAATAACCTGTGATTATTTGAGTTGCTTCATAGCCTCTTCGGCTCGCTGCAACTCAGGAGTAGTTCGGGCATTCGGGACGATATTCGCCAACGTGACGAGTACCTTGTGGACAGCCTTGAGAACGCGATTGTCCACAGTGGTGGGCGTGAGATTGACCACCGTTACGGCTGTCACTTCCAAAGCGAAGAGAACGCCGAACACTACGTCCACATGCGACCAAAGCCACATGAGAAAGTCGAGTAAGGTTTGCATGATGTTTCCTTAGAACACGTTTGACCGCGCAGCCTTGGATTGGACCTCAGCGCGATAGGCTGGGTCTTTTGCATAGCGCGGGTCTTTCATTGCAGTGGTCATCTCAGCGGTCGAACGGAACACGTCTTCCTGAGCGTCTGAGTTTCCACCATTCAGCAACTTAGGCTCACTGCCATTAGCTGCCGTATATTTTGCTTGAAGCCCTGTGATAGCCAAGCGGATGCTATCCATGTCACCGCTATCCATTGTTCGGTTGAAAGCTTGGATAGCTGCGGGGTCGAGATTAGCTGATGCCCACCCGACCATCAGGCCGTAGCCCTCATCACCACCGAACTCGGACTTCATGCTGGAAATGTTCGACTGTGCAATTGCCTCCTGACCAGCAATGAACTGATCAACAGCTTCCTTCGGGAAACCGGCCTTAGCAATTGCTGCATACGAAGCCTCAGAGAGCGCACCTGTCTGTGCGTACTCTACAGAGAGAGCGTTGAAGTCGAGGCCAGCGGATTCGGCAAGCTGCTGGGCTTCGGTAGTGGTTGCCGGAAGTTCAACTTCCGTGGCAGGAGGAGTAACCTGAGACTGCTTGCGTTCAAGCTCGCTGTAAGCCTTTGCCATATCTTCCCAAGAGCCGAATTTCTCAGGGAGACCGGCAGGGCGCTCACTCGGAACCGTTTTCGATTCCGTGGTCTGCTGGCCCTGCGTTTTATCAAAGGCGTCAATCATCGCCTGATCATGACCTTCGGGAGCGCTGACTGGTGTAGCGTTAGAGGTAGACTGGTCGCTCATAGGTTCAATAATCCACGATAACGAAACCGAGTTCGTCCGAATTAACCGGCTCGGCTTTGGTTTGAGGTTGCTTTTTCTTGGAGGTGCGAGGAGCCGCGACTGATGGAGCCTCAGTGGTTACGACTGTAACTTCACTGGTTTCCGCAACCGTGGCATCCGTGACAACCTCCTGAGTTCCCGCGCTTGCGGTCTCAGTGGTTTCCATTGGTTATTCCTGCTGGGCTTCTGGTTTAAGATTGTCTCTGACAGCTCCGGCTAGTTCAGGAATGAACTGCTGGCCCATTGCCTGCATCATCTTCTGCTGTCTGGATTGCTGGACTTCTTCCTCACTTCGGACGAGGCCGTTAGCTTCAATACCGATAGCTGTAGCGGTGCGTTTGATGTAATCGCCAACATTCAGATATTCAGCGATTGCTTCGGGACCGAGAGGGGCAAGCCTCTGTAAGAGACTGTCGAGTTTGATCTGGTCATGTCCACGACCAAGGGCTTCTAGGCCAGTCGTGATTGTTGGTTTCACAACCTTCTCAGGCAATGGCGGGAGCTTCCGGGCGCGTTCAAGAGAGAACATGACGCGGCTTACAAGGGGAAGCTGTAGTTCCTGAGAGAGAATTGAATAAACACCACCTAGGGCATCTTCCAGTTCCCCGGCCATATAGCGGATTTCCTCCGCCGTTACCCGCTCACCCGCCCGTTGAATTGCAGAGTTGAGAAGGAAGGCCATTGCTAGACGCTGGGTAATTTCACCCATTGTCTCTTTTGCAATTCGGAAGTCTGCATATTTATCGAGTTGCAGAACGGAAACGTCATCCGCACTACCTGATCGAACAGCTCCGTTGGGAGCCTCAGCAATCACCCGCTTGTTCGTCGTTCCATTCGGATTGACGAGAATGAGGATTTTTGCTGCTGCGGCTGAGCCTTCGACAATCGCCTTAGTCAGCGTTTCGAGAGACTTGAGGTCACCGTAGTATTCCTCGACGTAACCCCGGCCATAGTCCTCGCCATCCACTTTCGTGAATCGTAGAGGAATCCAAGCTGATTTATCCTTAGGATAAGAGCCTTCGGTTCCCGGAACCTTTTCGCCTAAAACCTCCTGATAAACTTGCCACATGCCCTTCACGAGCCTGACGTGGGTATAGAGGTCTAAGGTTTTGTCGGACGATAAGGCATTCTGGAAATGAGACTTAGCCCGTTCACCTAGCTTCTTAACGAAAGCCTCAGGCAGCGTATCGGGCGCAACCGTCTCTTTCGTTATGTGTTCCAGTACGTTACCCATTGGGTCGCGTTTGATAACGAACCTGTCTAGGCGGTAGGATTTCATCCCGCCATCAGGAGGGAGATAGAGAAGGCCATTACCGGAAACGATCAATAGCTTGAGAGCTTCGAAGACCGTGACGCGAATTGCGGCCCCTTCTATTTCGGTCATCACCGCACGTTCAACCTTGCCCAAGGCTTCTTCGATAACCGCCTTCATGCCTTCCTGCTGGGTGATTTCTTCAATTGTGAAATCGTCAATCAGGAGCCGGAAGATCGGAGTGTTCGGAGGGAACAGTGTGAGAAGAAGCTTTGAGGCCAGATTGTTGACGCCCCTTGCACCTACTCCTTGGAACGGAGTTGGCAGTGAGGCGTCACCATTATGGCCTTCGGCAGGGAGCAACGCGGGGATGGTAAGTTTGGCGGCTGCTCTTGCTCGTGTAAGGAACGGAAGGCGCAGCCGCTCAAGCTGCGAATATCGCGCAGCAGCGGTTTTAGCCATTCGAGGTTGTCCTTACGCCTGTGGAATATTCAAGCCGGTTGAGCCGCCTGTATTCCCAGCGTCGAGCTTAATACGGAGAGAGTTGCGTCCCTTGCGTCGAGAACGCTGGACTGCATTTTCATTGTCACCTTCATCGCGAACCACATCACCCTGAGAGGTCGATGCGGATTCAGCAGGAGGTGGAGGAGCTTGTGCGGGTGTCTGTGTTTTAGGCACCTTAGGTTTACACATCGGGTTTCCTTCGGATGCGGCTACCCTGCTGCTCTTTGAACTGGCATCGAAGAAATTGAATAATTCGCCCTTCCCCGCCCTTCATCCAAAGGTCTCGTTCATTCTGAGCTAGACTTGGATAAATTGGGGGAAATCGCTTTTCGAGTTCAGTAATCAAAGCCTCAGGGATTGGAGGGAATTGATCATTCATGGAAAACTAAATTTCCTATGGTGAGGGGTAATTAGAAGCGGGTAACAGCTTCGGAGACGGAAGCTTCAAGATCATCGATAGTCCCGTCATTGATTAGCGCCTTGTCAAAGGCATGATTTGAAAGGAGACCTTCCGAGGGGTGACCTGATACTGAGATTTCCACGCGTGGGTTGTAGATGCACCAAGCTTCTCCACCCATGGATTTAACAAGGTCGTACTCATTCGGGAAACGAAGGTCGTCAATGACCACTCGCTTGCCCTGCTCCACAATCTTGCGGGCTTTACGGGCTGCTATGGTCGTCCAAAGGTTCGGGTCGATATTGGCCCGTCCCCATTCAACGCCAAGCGTCTGCATGATTTTACGGGTGGTGAGGTTATCAAAGCCAAACTCAGTGAGGGGTTCTTCCTTCCGGTGCCCCTCAACAAAATCTTCGAGCTGGTCTTTCGGTACGCCGATCTGTTCAAGGAAGCAGCGTGTCATGGCCTTCAATGGGTCAGCGAACTTCACGTTCTGAAAACCCAGCCCCTTGGTGAGGAACTGGGTTGCCGTTGACTTTCCCATCTGTGCCGCTGGTGAGTAAAAGGCAATCAGACTGGGGTTTTTGGTGTCCATAGGATTGGTTTCTTATTCTTGAAATCGTAGTCGGATGCACGGAGGATGCGAGCGACACGGGCTTGCTGGAGGGCGTCTTGTTCTGAGAGACCGGCTGCATTGAAGTGTGAAACGACTACGGACCAGAAGTCACCCATTTCGACTTCCTGCCAGCGCGTCTCGGTCTGTCCCTTCCGAGGCCCGCTTTTAAGGGTATGCTCGTAAGGCTCCACGCCTAGAAGGTTTTTGAGCGCCTTCTCTGCTGCCATAGGACCACTGCCCGGACAGCCTGCATAACCGTCCGTAGTATCACCGATGAGCGTTTGATAGAGATGCCAGTAATCAGCCTCGGCTTCTGTGATTTCCATAATGCCGTCTTCGAGACGGTGACAGAAAAGGCCGGGAATGGTCTTCATGTCTTTATCAATTGACACGATAACCTTTTCACCCTTGATCACATTGGCTGTCGCAAGGATGCCCATGCAGTCGTCACCTTCGAGGCCAGGTCGAAAGTAAGCTTCATGCTCATCAATTAGCCACTGCTTAATTGCCTTTAAAACCAATGGCTTCTTAATGCTCTTTCGATTTCCTTTGTAAGAAGGGAGAACATCGAAGCGGAAATTACCTTCACTATCGGTAAGACAGAGTTTCATCGCGGTGCCCTTAAGCTCGTCCATATAACGGTCGAGTATTTCAAGCACGGATGCCTTCACTGCGTTTTCATCACAGTGCCAAGTCCAATAACCATCTCCCCAGTTCGTTGCCACTTCGTTAGACGCGGCAGCGTTGTAGGCCACCACGTCAGCATCAATAAGGAGAGTACGCTCCATCAGGCAAACCAGCCAAGATATGCGCCGATGATCGGGATGATTACACCGAGAACTCGGAGGATGAACAAGGCAGTGACTTCGCCTGCTGCACTATAAAATAGATCGATGATGTTCATCACCCAGCCGATCAAAAGAAGGACGACAAAGATTACCCATACGCTGACAGCAGCGATGCTTGCATTTTTCATGATTTTTCCAGTGAGTTAGCGCCGAAGGAGTGAAGGATACAGTGAGCGTAGAACTTCTGCTGTGACCGCCTCGGCAATTTCTTTGTAAATTATTTCGTCCAGTTGCTTTGCTTCACTCGCACTAACCGAAACACGCGCCTCACAAGCCTTGCCATTAAGCTTAAAGAATATGAGGTATGTATCTTTCCATTCGAGGGGAGAGCGAACTAGTTGGGCTGTAACGAATTGTGCCTGAATGCCTTCGATCTGTTGGCATACAGTCTCTTTGAACTTCTCAAGAGCTTTCGCTTCAATTTCACCATATAGCCTCGCTGCGTCAGCGGCATCGTTCGGCTGCTGGTAAACCTCGGTTGAATTGTAAGTGTTACCACCGCGATAATACCGATTGAGCATCAACTCTCACCGCGTAAGAGATGAAGATGCTGGATACCGGCAGCAGTCACCCGCCACTCTCGACCGTAGAGGCCGGTAGCAATGCGTGTAGTAATAAAGCCATCCGAAGCAGCCATAGCTACGGAGTCCGCATGTTCCCTTGCAAAGTCGCTTTTGGTCTTGAATGGGGAATGCCAAGCGCGGCTGAGAACGTCAGTGAGTTTCTTTCCAGTTGTTGCCAATCTTGTATTCTCCATCAATCGGGCAGCGGAAGTTGAAGTGTTCGGTGCAAGCCCGCATGGAATTGACGAGGACTTCGCCAACTTCATCTGAAATCGCCTCTCGGCAATCGACCTGCATTTCGTCGTGGACGTGCGCCACGAAAGCAAAATCACGTCCGAATACATATCCACGTCTGCATAGTTCTTGATAAGCAAAGACAGTCGCCTGCTTTGCGATGAGCGCTCCAGCGGATTGCAGGAGAGTATTGAGGGCAGCATGAGCCGACCGTATGTGGAGCCTTCGACCATCTAAGCCGATCAAATAACCACGTTCAGCCGCCTTAGCGACCGCTTCACGAAGCTTCTTGATAGCAGGGGTTTTGTCTAGGAAGGTCTTCTTGAGCTTCTTACCTACCCGTTTGAGGTCGTCCTCATCAGGGTTTGGTTTGTAGCCAAGCTCAGTACCTTTTGCCGGGAAGTATTTTTTGAATACCGAACAACCTAGACCGTCTCGGACTTCACGCATTGCAATGTCGAGAACGATGCTTCCGGCTTTCGCATCACCGGCTCCATAAAGGAAACCGTAGATGAATGTCTTCGCACCGTTTCGGAATAGCTTATGGATTGGGTATCGGTCTTCATCTCGCTCTGTGCCGTGAGAAACAAAACCAAGAGCAACCACGTTCGCCCAGTGAATATCGCCCTCAAGCAGGACGCGGCCATATTCCCCATCATCATAGCGAGCCATGAAGTGAGCAAGACAGCGTAATTCCAAGCCTGAAAGATCAGCACCTACGAGCTTCCTTCCTTTTGCTACGCCAAACAGTGCGCGGCAATCTTCACCATAGGGGGAGCCAACGGAGGGCACTTGCGCCACGTTAGGCCGTGAGTGTGTGCATCTCCCGGTAACAGCACCGTTCGTATTGACTCCTCCATGGATGCGACCTCGTCTAACAAGACGTAGCCATGCTTGGTCCCCCTCAGCGAGTTGGCCGATACGCTTTTCGATGAGGAAGTGCTGAGCGAGAACCTTGGCTTCGGGCCACGGGAGTTTCGATAGAATTGTTTCGTCAACTTTGGGCTGTCCATTTGGCGTAAACTCTTCTGGCTTCCAGCCAAAATCGATGAGGCGTTTCGCAATCATCTGACGTGAGCTGGGATTGAACTCGACCACCTTTTCCTTGTAGGTCGGGACGCCCTTCACGTACCCCTTGGCCTTATTGTTGACCTTGGGAATGAATGGGATGCGTTCTGTTACGGGTGGGAAGCTGGTCTTAAGCTTCTCAGCTATCTCCTGCCGCTTCGCGATGAGGACGGCATAGAGACGAGCTGCTGCTTCTTCATTGAAGCCGAAGCCATAGCGTTCCTGCTGAGCAATAATATCCGCGAACTGATGTTCGAGCTTGATTGCCTGAGGAGAATAGTTCTTGTCACAGATGCGTTCGAACAGTTTGCGAGTAACTACAATGTCCTGTTCGCAATAGGTCTGCATCTCCGGGTTCCAGTTGGCCCAAGGGTCCAGCCCTTGTTCCTGCATCGACTTCGAATAGTCACCCTTCCACTCACCGAGGCGTAAGCCCCAAGCTTCAAGACCGTGTGAGCCGATAAGCTTTCCGGGAAACTTTCCCTTACGTGACTGCTTAGTGTCGAAGTCGCCAATAGCCGGGAAGATCAAGCGAGAAAGCACAAGAGTATCAATGATTTCACCCTGAGGCTTAAACCATTTGAATAGCTTTTGGATTGCCGGAATATCGAACTTGATGATGTTGTGACCGATGAGTTCTTCCGCTTCCATAAGTTTGCGGACGGCCTCTTCGATAGAAATAGTGATCACGATACCCGCCTCTTCTGCGGGATTCTTCCAGTTGTCGGCGTGATCATGGGCTGAGTAAATCAGTGCTGTATCCAAGTCCTCAAAGCAAAGGCTATGGATGCACGAGGTTTGTTCCAGCAGCCCATTAGTCTCAATGTCAAAACAAAGACGAGACATGGTGCTGTCCTCTCTCAGGAGTGACGCCTCACAGGAATGCACCTGTGAAGCTATATGCATTAGTGGATGATTACAGGCGGAAAGCGTTCATCAGTTCCGCATGAGTTGCAGGGCGAGCGCTGGAGCCATATTGAAAGGCAAGGAGTTGGTCCTTGAGCTTCTTTTTCTCAGCACGTAGAACCACAATTTCAGAGCGCATAAAGAACGTCGCAGTCTGAACTTCTTCCAAAGAGAAGCGTTTGTCAGTTCGGACCTCAGCCTTTGCAGCCTTCAACGACTTCCTGAGTTCCCTCGTCTTCGCACGGGTCTTGCGCCCCTGCTGTTTCAGAAACTCGACATTGTATTTTTCAAGATTGACCTCGGCTTCCAGATTGGAAACTAGCTCACGGAGCTTCCGAATAGTCGCAGCCTGAGAAGCAGTTCCTTCGACCAACATCTTGTTTTCGCGTTCGAGCTTTGCATGTTCAGATGCAACCTCAGTAAGAGCGTTCATCGCTGGCAGAAGCTTTTCATATGCGTTCATGAGTTTGTTTCCATATGTGGATAGATTAAATCAAAACGGAATTTCATCGTCCCCGGACGTGGTTTCGTCCTTGAACGGTATATTTTCTTCATCTTCGGGAGGTGTGGTTTCGAAGAGCTTTCCACTGTCTCGGTCATAACCAAGATGGATGACCTCGCCTGTAGCGCGGCCTGTGTATCGGTCCTTGAGAACGCGGAAGGTAGTGATTGAACGCCACCGTTCATCCTCATGCTGCTGGTCCCGTTCGAGGCCGAACATGAAGAATGACCAAAAGCCGATAGACCGGGAGCCTTTGAAGTGCCTGATCATAACGCGGCCACCCTCTTCGTGAGGTTTGCCTTCCGGGGTCGCAAGGTGTGAGATGAAGTGAATGATGATGTTCAGCTCTTGGGCCAACATCGCCATGTCCTTCATGACAACTTCCAAGCTTTCCTTTTCCTTCTCAGGGTCAGCAAGAGCGGTCAGGTGGTCAAGATAGAAGATGCGTACGCCTTCACTGTGCGCCATGAAGCGGATAGCTCCAGCGATAACGTCCCAGTCTGCGGAGCCGAAGCTGTCATAGAATGAGAGACGGTCATCCTGATCAAGCTTTTCAATGACTTCGGACAACTCGTCCTTGGTCCAGCTCCCATCAGGAATGTGGAAGGTTTTGCCAGCGAACTTACCAGCAACGCGCTTGGCTGTTTCGGCGGGTTTCTGTTCGAGGAAGAAAAGCCCTACCTTCTGGCTAAGCTCCAGCACATCGAACTGGATTTGCTGGGTAAATAAATCGGTCTTTCCTATCCCCGTCCCGGCACCGAAGCCATAAACTTCACCCCAGCGGCGACCATAGGTAATCTCGGTCAGTCTTGGTATGAACCACGGTAATCCCATTTCAGGGTCGCGAAGGACTTCATCCATAATGTCCGAAAGTTTCACAATGCCGTCTGGTCTGTGAACCTTTGCGTTCCAAATGGCTTGAACAATCTGGTCAGCTTCTCCAGCCTTCAGGTGTTCATTGGCATCCTTGCGAGAAAGTGAGGCGACCTTAGCCTTGCCAGCCGGGAAAAGCGCCAAGCAATCAAGTGTCGCCGCCCTCCCCGGTTCATCGCCATCAAACATTAGGACGACTTCCTGAAAGGTGTTAAGCCATTCGAGATGCTTAGACAGGGACTTCTTTGCGCCCTGCGCTCCGTTTGGGATGGAAACGACCGGCCACTTATTCCCTTGAGCCTGAGAGACTGACATTGCATCAATCTCCCCCTCGGTGATTACCACGCGGCGACCACCTGACGGCCAAAGCTGTTGCCCGAAGAGCAAGGCTTCTTTCATTGAGCCGATAACCGAGAAGTTCTTATCGGCATCTCGTGTCTTTTGCGCTACGAGATTTCCATCTGTGTCAAAGTAAGGTGCCGCCTGTACGAGCTTTTCGTCCCGGTTGCGGCCCACGATATAACCGAATTTTCGGCACGTCTCTTCTGTGATGCCGCGAGCTTTTAGCTGCGAGGCTTCTCCCCGAATTGGGTCAAACATTTTTGTTGCCTTGGATTTTGGAGACGGGGTGTCAGAGCCTTCCCCCGGCTCGTAATGTTCACAGCCGAAACAAAAGGCGTGACCGTCCGAGTAGCGGGCAAGGTTATCCTTGGAACCGCATGAGGGGCATGGCTCCTTGCGAATGAAGGAGCTGTCGTCTGTCATGATTGAAGATCACTCGTTCGGAAGGCTCTTGATGCCCTCCTCAATCAAACCTAGCGCCTCATCTTGAATGCTGGCGGCTTCGCTCATGTCCATGACACCGCGAGAGCAAGCTTTGAGAAGAGCCTTCTGATAAGATTGATTAATTAAGTCGAGAAGGTTCCTCAGAGCTGAACGCTTCATGCGAACCAATGGCGGTTTCTGATCAATCACAGTTGCCTCACTGTGAGCCAGAGGCCACTCCCCGGAGGTTGCGAAGTGCCACAACCGGAGAGAATGATGAACAACGTGGTGAGGACGACCGCCGCGAATACGAAGCGGGCCATTGTTAAACTCGGCGCGAACGAAGCTTGTATTCAGCGTAAGGACTACCCAGCGGGTCTTCCTTGATCACGGTGTCAAACTTAAAGCCTTCGGCCTTGAGGTCATGGACACGAGCTGCAAGACGGTAAGCACCATAAAGACCAATTGCTTCGAGCTGAGTTAGGCTGCGACCTGAGAGGAAATGAGCGCGGAGCTTTGCGATCTTGGTGTTTGTTTCCTTGATGCGCACCTTGCGCTTCTTAGGTGCTGGCTTTGGTTCAAAGTAAAGTTCGAAATTCTCAACATCGTAAGTACCGTTCATCTGTGAAGCCGCCTTGCCATCGGCGCGGTCCCACTCAACTCGAATGTCTGGTCCGGCAACGGCAATGACTTTTGCCTTAGCACCCGTTTCCGCTGCAAACAGCTTACGGCTACGAAGCTCCTCGGCTTTAAGGGTTACGGTATCGCCAACTTTAATGGTCTGCATTTTCATTCCTATCGATTGTTGATTGCGTAATGACGCTGGAAAGAGAAAACCCCCGGCTGGATACCGAGGGTTTGTGAGCTGCTATGGTGAGGGGTAATTAGTCGTTCAGTTTATTACGCTGGACGAAACGCCTCGCTCTTCGAACGAAGTGATACTTTCGAGTATCAATACGTCGGACATGCTTTCGAATGAGCGGAAGAGGAGGAAGCTCGTGGGTAACGCGACTGAGCGCTTCAAGTGAGTCAGCAATAAACTGAGCCAGACATTGAATGAGCGCTATGATGATCAACGGAAAGAAGATCAAAGCACATGTCACTGTCAATGCTATGATGCTCAACCGCAAAGCAATGTAGGGTAATATGGCGCGTCTTAGATGACGGTACTTCCTCATTACTTGCACGTCCTTGAAGAGGTTACTCATCAGCGTACACGTATCGTCTGACCGACCTTCAACGCCTTTACTTTAATGCCCGGATTGAGGGCTGCGATCTGGTCCGAGGAGGTTCCGAACTTGCGACCTAGTGCGAAGAGTGTGTCGCCCTTAGCAATCGTATGGTACGCCCAGCCGTTATCCTTAGGCGTTGCCTTTGGAGTTTCATCAACTGGCTTTGGGTTGACGTGCGGTTGCTTTGTGAGGAACACGCCGGTCTGGTTAATCCAGTTGCGAACGTCAAAGCATGGGCAGTCCTTTGCCACCTTCGGGAAGTCGCGGTGTCCCTGAATGGTTGCCTTCGGGTATTTCTTTCGAAGCTCGATCAAGAGTTCGGCAAGAGCTGCAAACTGTGCTGATGTGAAGTTGTCTTCGCTTTTGCCCTTGGCATCAACACCACCGACTAGGCAGATGCCTACGGAATTACTGTTGTAACCCTGAACATGAGAGCCGATAGCTTCGAGCGGGCGTCCAGTTTCGACACGACCATCACGGCGAATGACGAAGTGATAGCCGATCATCAACCAACCGAGGGCACGATGCCAGCGGTCGATTTCTGCACGGCCTACGTCCATTGTTGGAGGCGTGGCCGCACAATGCACGGCGATGTAGTCCGTGCTGGTACGGGATTTCAATGACATGGAGATTCCTTTGTCCACGCCACGGGGATGAGCTTATCGGCATATTGAAAGCCGTGCTTCTGGCACCAGTCGGCGTAGGTAGTCTTGGAGGTCTTGCTGATCTTCGCCTTGCTGTTAGAAAAGACGAACCGAACGTCAGCGTCCGGGTACTGAGCCTTGATCAGAATGTGCTTCTGTCGATCAGCGGTTACAAAGCGGCCTTTGGTTTCAATGATGATACCGTTAGGCAGCTCAAAATCTGGAGTGTAGGTGGCGACACGAGCGGGTTTCGTGTACTTGAATTTCTTCTCTTCGAATTTCACTTCGATGCCCAAGGCTCGGAGCTGGTCTGCGACCTTCTCTTCAAGCCCTGAGCGGAATCCTTCACGGATACCTACTTCCTCCAGCTTGGAAGCCGGAGTGCGGTAACCCATTAGAACTCTACCGTTTCTTCAACCGCGCTGTTCGAGCTTGCACCTTCTTCCGAAGAGTCGAACGGGCTTTCGTTGCTTTCTTCCTCGGCGTACTCGTAGCCTTCTTCTGCGCCAAAACCATACGAGGAAGCAGACTGCTCACCGAATGAACGCAGCTCAAGAATCTGGACGGCTTCAAGGGCCAGTTTGACCGAAGCACCTACGGTCGTTGTCGGTGCGTATGGAATAATCTGGTAGCTTAGCTTACCAACCGTACCACCACCGATAGCGACTTCGCCCTTGATCGGAGCGCCCTTGGCATCAAACAATGCAGGCTTACGGGTCCAAGGCTTGCCGGTCTTCTTCGACACGCCGCTTGCCTTCATTGTGAACTTGAGTTCGACTTCACCTGTTTCTTCGCCGGTCTCTTCATCTTCGAGACGGGCATAAGGAAGGTACTTCGTTTCCCACTTCTTCTCCTCGGCCTTGTTCTTTGCATTGGCCTTTGCATTGGCAAGACTTTCCGCTGCTGCATCATCCAGCTTGTCGAGGAGTTCACCCACGCCCGGAGCATTCAAATCAACCACGAGCTTGACTGAGTATTCACCCTCGGCCTTGAACTTTGTGTCTGGTTCAATGAGCTTCGGGAATTTGAAGGTGCCCTTAGGCGAAGTGAAGGTTGGGTTCTTCTTTGGCTGAGCCATTTGATTTCCATGAGGTTGGCCCAAACGAGAAAACCCCCGGCCAATTAAGGCGCGGGGGCTTCGGATGAGCTGAGTTTATAGGTTGCTATGGTGAGGGGTAATTAGACGCTTGCGCTCTCACCAAAGGATTGATTTGCGATAGTGACCACATCAAGTGGGTCAGAGAATTGGTTTCCCTTCCGACCTGCCATGAGGCTCCTGACCACGATGGAGAATGCCCATACTTGAGAGCTGACTGAGCGGTGCTTTTTGAGCTGGTAATCGTGCCCCCGGAAATCCTTATTTGTGATTAGGTCGAAGGCTAGTTCGTCGTTAACGTCCACTTCAAAAGCGGTTCCGCCAACCAGCTTGAAACCGATCGAAGTAATCTCACCGATCACTGCGCCTCCACCTCCTCGGTAGGAAGTACCCCAAGCCACCTTCGTACCTACCTTGAGCGGCTGGCCGGTACGGTCGAGGATGGATGAGTTGTCAGGAGTGTATACATGCTTATCCGTTGCGGCCACGCGATAGCGCTTGCCGTCAATTTCAGTGATCTTGAATGACATATTTTTTCCGTGAGTTTAGTACTGGCCTTGCGGACAGTTGCGCTCAGTTAGTCGCTCTTGCGAGGGCAGAACATGCATGAGGCCGTGGTTAATTGAATTGCCTTTGAGGGCATAAGGCTTGTCTGAAATGGACAGCTTGAGGAATGTGCGGACGCCTGCCTGTGCGTTCGGGTCAACCTTGTGCAACACCGTCTGGTCCATTCGCAGAATGTTCTTCACAGGGTAGCGGACGTGATAATCCCGCGCTCCTTCAAGCATGGCGTCCATAACAGAAAGGGAACTTGTATGGTCTTCCGGCAGCGCCAGTAGTCCCGGACCTTCGAAGATCACAGTTGGGTTCAGGTTGTACCAGAGGTAGTTCACGTCATCCGTTAAGAAGCCATCCGAGTGCCAGCCGGGACGATTACCGGGACTAGCCTTCGAGACGTGCATAGTTTTCGCTGAGAGATAGACGTAGCTCCGAGTCCAGCGGTCAATCCCGTATTCATTCAACACATCTTCCGCACATGCCTGGACGAACTGATCAAACTTCTTAAGGTTATCAGGGAGATTTCTCCGACCGAACGGAAGCTTGATCGGGCAATACAGCCAGAACATCATCTCGCTTGTGTCAAATTCGAACTCGCCTAGTAGCTTCGGGGCAGCACCGTAAATTGCAGGTGTATGTTTCATTGTCGCTAATTCCTAGTTGTCAGATGCGAATAGATTTGCTGGATTTGCTGGAGGTTATTGCTTCGGTCGATGAGCCTGAGCGAGCGCGGGCACGTCATAGCCCTGCTCAATGAGTTCACGGGCCTGCCAGAACGAAATGTTACGGCCCGCTTGCCACGTCTTGATTGCGCGACCGAGGGTGGACTGAGGTTCTTGTGCGTGATTTTCCATGGTGATTTCCTTGCTCGAAATGAGAACTTCTATGGTGAGGGGTAATTCACCAGCGCAATTAAATGCACTGGTGGATAGATCAGGCAAAAAAGAACGGACTCTCTAGGACCAACTGCAAATCCAGTGAGCCTTTTCGTGGGAGACTTGGAAGCTTTGTACCTTCCGGGAGCATTGCTGAGATTTCATCAGCGAACTCCCGCAACACATCATGATCAGAATACATTCGGACGAACTCTTCCCGGAGGAATTGAGCGAGCGCCCAGCTATTCCCAGCATGTGTGCCGTAGCTGTCGTGGATAAGGGAGAAAGACCGGATGCCTTCGTCGTGGCAGCGGGCTACCGTGAGCTGCATGTGAGCGGCGTCCATTGAGTGAACCCAGTTAGGTGCGATGCCGCTGCCCTGCTTACGCTTATCGATCTTTCGAGTTGCCGTATCGATGGAAAGCTGGAGGCGGACCTTCTGGAATGTCAGCTCTAACCGCTTCTGTTCGCTGGTCGTGTACTCCTGCATGACCTTGAGGCCATTAGGAGCTGTCCAAATTACAGGAAGCCCCTCGCCTGATGCAATCTTGGCAACTTTCTGTAGCCAGTCCATCGCCGCACGAGCTGCGACCACGACTTCACCTACGCAATCCCAAATGAGCTGACCGAGGAATGAAGCAGCAGGATAGCCAGAGCCTTCGAATGGAAAAGCCTCGCCTGCTTCACGCTTCCAAGGGGTGACGGTATCAGTGAAGACCTGTTCACGGAAGCCGTACTCCTTAGCGCCATAGGCTAGTGTCATGACTGGACGCTTGGTCACCTTTCGGGTGATGTTATATGCCAGCCACTTGCGAGCCATGGAGCCATCGCTCTCGACGGTTTTCATCTGACCGTCCTTGCCCATTTTCTCGGACGTATCCTCCGGGCAAGCCTGCGAGATTTCCTTAAGCTTCCCGATGAGAACATCAGCAACCGTCTGGTAAATATCGTTTGGCTTGTCTCCCGGTACGAGGTTGACTGCCCTGCCCCCGATTTCATCCTTCAACATGGCAGAGAAATTCTGTAGGCCGTTGCATGTGCCATCCATCTGGATAGGCAAATGGCTTTCATAAGAGTAGCCATCCTCACGGTATCCAGCCCACTCGAAACAGAATGCGAGAGCCTGCCATGGCTTATCGGCGGTCATCCAGAAGCGGTTGTCGTAAGGGTCGTGAGCAGAAGCAAGAATCTCCTGTTCGTTTTCCTTCACCCAAGAGACACGCTCCTCCAGCGAAACCTTATCGACGCCCCACAAGCCAGCCCCATGGATAGCAAGCCAGTTCGCTCCTTCCTCATCACCAATCGGAACGGAGTTGGCAAACTGCAAGAGGCCATGATTCGCATCGTCCCCCTGAGGATTGAGGAACAAAGGGACAGCATAGACACGACCACGGAAATCCATCTGATGAGGGAAGAAGAACTCTTCGGTATCCTTGAAGCGGTTAGCTACCCAAAGCATTCGGGAAAACTGGAGGCGCTTCGAAACAGCACGGGCGTTCTCGTCGTAGATAACAGTGCATTCAGACTTCCATCGACCAAACTCTTCGAGCTGCTCAAGAGACATGTCCTCCTTTGTGATCTTTCCTTCGAGCCAAGTAGGTTTGACAGGAAGCGGCATGTCATCAGCTTGGGGAACTATTGCGAGGGTGGATTGATTATCCCAAAGCTGGGTCATCACGTCCAAGACGCGCTGGTTGATCGACCACGCGGTCTCCTGCATTGCATTCAACGCCTTGAAGACGATAGGCATCTCGACCGACTCAAGGTCCGAGAGGTAAGCCCTATTGCTGGTCTTAACCAGCCGAAGGCCACGCACTCGGTTTGTCCAGTAGCCGCCTGAGGTTGGAGTTGTCCAAGGACGCGGAGGGATAATCGTAGGCATGTAGACTGGGGCAAGCGGTGAGAGCCTAGCGTTCTCCGTGGCAAGCCACTTCATCGTTTCAGCAGTGGCGGAAACGTAGATATTCGTATTGTTCTTGCCCTCAGTCTGACGAACAATTTCAAACAGGCCAGTGCTTTCCACAACTAACTCGACCAACTTAAGTCCAACCTTGATACGAACATCAGCGGACCATTCGTTCCAGTCTTCACCCTTGTTCTTGGCGTGTTTGATCATTGCACGGTTGCGATGATTTGCGTGCTGGGTCTGTCTTGTGATCTTTTTCCGGGCATTGTTAAAAGCGTCTTTGTCAAATTCCTCGAAAGCACGGAAGCGAAGCTCATCTTCGATCATCCCCGCCACGCGGTTTGCAACTGCCGTAAGCTTCATGCGTTGAGAGACGCAATCGAAGAGTGTGCGCAGTGTGATGTGCGCAACCATGTCGTAATCAACACCTTCGAGATACTTGATTGCAGTATGGGCACGGCCAGCAGTCCGCTTCCCGGTCTCCTCAAAGAACTTTTCCAGCCCTTCGATGACTTGAGCATGTGCATGAATGATCATCCGGCGAGAGGAAAGGTTATTTGCTTCCGTTCCTTTAGTCTGATTTTTCTCAAGTGCCTTCTCAAAGCGGGCTATACCAGAACTTCTCATCTCCTCTTCAAGTTTTAGCTGGTCTTCCCATAGAGGATGATCAGTAGGGAGATAACCATGAGTGTTAAGGAATACTTGGTTAGTTAGTTCATAGGTATTATTCATGGGAGATAACCTTCTGAAAGGCATAGGAAGTCCTTTAGGGAGACCTAAGGGGGCCATTCCTATGGAGAGGGGTAATCAGGCAGCGCGTTTTGAGAGCTGCTATGGTGAGGGGTAATTGGTCAGTTGACCGTCAAAGCGCGTGTAATCTCGGCCTGTTTGCCGATCACATCACAGGCCCATGCGACTGCTTGAAAGCGTTCATCATTGGTGAAGGCTACTGCGTAACCTGTTCCTGCTTCGAGGTCGCTCCGAGTGACACGAGCGGTAAACCAATCAGGCAACCTATCGTAACGGTCGAGGAGGTATTTGCAGTGATGATCGAAGGTGTCGTCACGCCAGACTGACACGTCCAATTCGTAATAGAGATACGAGGTCCAGAGGAACATTTCGCATTGGCTTTTGAGGACTTTCTCCTCTGACCATCTATCGCTGTGGCGGAAGTATCCCTTCCCGTCCTTAATCCATTCCGTCATTTTCGACTCCGAGTGCCACAACTCATGCCACTCGCCACTTCCGGCGCAATGTATAAGTGGGTAACTATGCATTAGTGGATAGATTAAAGCTGTAAGAAAAGGCCGGAGATTTACCATCCCGGCAACGTGGTAACTTCAATCTATTCACTAGTGGAAATGTCGATGACGGTCTTTTAAGTCC